AGGAACAAATCCATTACGCTTCGATCCAATACATATGAAACCAAACGAAATATCTAAACTTTGTTTACAACAATATTTAGATCATTCAAATTGGACTCAAATATGGAAAGGAGGTGATGAACTTGAATCATCGATGAAAGTTAAGGCTCCCAATAGGAGTTTTGGATTTCCGCAACAGCCCGAAAGATATGTATGCAAACCTATAGCTTTAAAAGAACCTTTAAAGGTTCGAGTAATTACTAAAGGTCCAGCATCACATGCTTGTATGGAGAGTTTTCAGAAGGCCCTTTTGAAGGGACTTCAGAAATTCGACTCAAGAGTTTTTGGGTTGACGAAAGGTTTACCATTAGACGATCTTATTAAAGATTGGCCTAAAGGGACATACCTTAGTGGAGATTACACTGCATCTACCGATTGTATATACCGTAATGCTTCTAAAGCCTTACTTGAAGGAATTCTTACACAAATTGATCATGAACAAACATGTGCTTATGCACGTGCTGGTCTAGACTCATTTGTGATATATGATGATGGAGAAGTCGAAACAAATCGAGGTCAACTAATGGGTTGGAGATTATCTTTTCCAATTCTTTGTTTAATAAATTATTATGTAGCAAAGAGATCTGGTTTCAATGATTTTCTTATAAACGGTGATGACTTTTTAAGTATCACCAATGAAGAAACATTAGCCAATTGGGAGATAAACCATAAATTAGTGGGTTTTGAAAAATCAAAAGGAAAGAATTTCGTTTCAGATCAATTTGGAACAGTTAATTCGCAACTTATTGTTGCAAATAAACATGTACCATACTTGAACTTCAATCTCTTGAAGTCTGATTCGAATATATATTCTATAGGTGATGCGATGAGATGTTTTAACCAAAGTAAGATTCTTATGAATAAAGAAGTCAAACAAAAGCTTAAACAGACACCACAATCACTTAATATTCCACGATCTCATGGAGGTCTTGGTTTCAAATTCGGGAAACAACATAAGATAGATAAACAAGTTTATCTTGTTATGTTACACCGTAGATATGGAAAGACACGTCAGTTTGGAGAGGAGAAACTCTTCTACCATCCAAACGGTTTTCCTATGAATACCAAAGACTTCTATGGAGAAGTTGAAAATAAGAATATTTTCCTTAATTTGAAAGAATTCAAAACAACCTGGAAGAAGATTCGACATCTTCGCCATTGTAAGAATTTCCTTAAGTTCGGAAATTTAGAAAAGGCATTGGAATTGCCTGAAGATCGCTTCCTGCCTTATGTTAAGGAAGAATTTGATCTCGACAAGCAACTTGGTTTGTCTAATTCCTCATGTACTCGTGAAAGTACACT